GCCTGACTTTGACACTTACTCCTCCGAGATGAAACGTCTGTATGACTCTAAGTCTGGTGAGCGTGGGATCTTTAGCCGCATTGCAGCACAGAATGTAGCGGCACGTAACGAGCGCAGGGATGCGACATACAAGTTTGGGACTAACCCATGCTCTGAGATCATACTACGCCCCTATCAGTTCTGTAATCTCTCTGAGGTGATTGTACGTACAGACGATACCTTGCAGACCCTCAAAGAGAAGGTACGCCTAGCGACCATCTTAGGGACTCTACAGGCTACCCTTACGGACTTCCGATACCTACGGAACATCTGGAAGCGTAACACAGAGGAAGAGGCTTTGTTGGGTGTCTCAATGACGGGCATCATGGACTGTAAGCTGACCAATGGGTCTACAGGTGAGGAGGCTTTGGGTAAGCTTCTGGACAACCTGAGGACTGTAGCTGTTGAGACTAACCGACAGTGGGCCTCAGCTCTGGGTATCAACCAGTCAGTAGCCATTACGTGCGTCAAGCCCTCTGGTACTGTCTCACAGTTGACTGACAGCGCCAGTGGTATTCATCCACGCTTTAGTGACTACTACATCCGTACTGTTAGGGCTGACAAGAAGGATCCTCTGGCTACCGCTATGATTGACAGGGGTTTTCCTCATGAAGAGGACGTAATGAATAACTCTAATTGGGTATTCTCGTTCCCTCAGAAGGCTCCTAGCAAGGCTGTGACTGTGGAAAGCATGGGCGCTATGGAACAGCTAAGGCTCTGGAAGACCTACCAAGACCATTGGTGTGAACATAAGCCCTCCATGACTTGCTACTACAACGACGACAATTTCTTTGCTGTCTGTCAGTGGATCTGGGAGAACTTTGATAGCGTTAGTGGGATCAGCTTCCTCCCAGAAGCCGAGCACGTATACAAGCAAGCTCCTTATCAGAAGATAGATAAAGAAACATATCAGAAGCTGGCTAAAGAAATGCCTAAGGGGATGCAATGGGATATTGAGGAGTCCAGTGATAATACCGAAGGGGCGCAAACCTTAGCTTGTGTAGCTGGAGTCTGCGAGATATAAACTTAGGGGGCGCAATGCCCCCTTTTGTTTTACTTTTCTTTTTGATTAACAACCATCTTGATAATGTTTAATGCTTTTTTATTCTTTTCTGCTAACTTTTTAGCGTCTCCCTTTTTCATACCCGCCGCAATCAACCTTGAAACGTCATGAGCTGCGCCAAACGTATTGCCCACGGCGGCTGAGACTACCAAACCACCCGCTGCCCTGCCAGCTCCTGCATTTGGAATAGAGGGGTCTACGTTAAAGTTTTTAAGCAGTGCCTGTCTAAACTGTACTAATGCTCTTGGATCGTCTTTAAAGGAAATTCCCCTTGCCTTTAGTGTTTTATCCAAAACAGACAGGTCAGCTATTAGCTCAACAGAGGCCATAGAATCATTGGCTATTGTTTTCATTGCTTCGCCAACAACAGCAGTGACCTTACTGTCATCCCACTTTTGACCTTGTTTTACAAACTTCTTGAAAGGTTTAGATGCTTCAATTACAGCGGCCAGATCTTTATTGACAGCGCCATAAGAATCAATCTGAGACAGTACGTTGTTAATTTCTGACCTCATTCCTACAATAGCTCTCATTGTGTTAGGGGCTATACCCCCTTCCGATACCTTTGCAACGTCTATGAATTCATCTAAATTCTTCTTGAGCTTATGGGCATCCCTCAAATTAGTCTTACCTAAGCGAGTTTTCATGTCAAAAAGCTTGTAGGCGTCCTCTATGGTTCTTCTTACAGGAGCCATAGATTGAATGTCAAAGGATGTCCCCGCATACCAGTCTGCTCCGTTAGCGCGCTGTAAACCAAGCTTACCTTTTGCTGAAATTCGCGGCATTACGCCCTCTTCTTTTAACATAGCATTGATCTGAGTAAGGGCATTAGTAATGTCTACCCGTGTGTCCCCTACTTCTCCAGCAACTATCTCGTCTAGCCTAGAGCCTAAAGCCTTACGATTAGTTTGTAAAACTTGAAGCCTGTTAGCAACGGAGTTTCCTATAGCTTGAGTAGTTTTATTTGACATGGCTAAAATGTCATTACCTTTGCCCGCCTCAAAGTCTTTAACCATTTGAGCCATTAGTTTTTTAGTAGCAGGGTTGCTGTTAGTAATCACAGCAGCGTCTTTAGAGCTAATGTCGTTCTTTACGAGCTGTATACCAGCCGAATCGGGCACTAACTGGCCTTTGTCGTTTAACTTCACCTCTGCAACAGACTCACTATATTTAAGCTCTGGGTCTAAAAGAGCTATTTTTTGGCCTTTCCTTAAGTCAGCATCCTTTAGTCTTTTTATTCCTCTAAAGCCTTTAACACCTGCTAATTCTAAAGCAGCAGTTGGTAGGGCATAAGCCGCTGCGGCTAACTCAGGAGAGCCTGTCCATTCAAAGACAGTGTCCCCAGAAGCAGAACTAACTGTTTCAAAACCTTCGGCAATGGGCGCTAAGGCTTCTCCTATGCCTTTCAACATTGCTTGTGAGCCAGCAGTTTCTGGACTATAGGTTAAAGACTCACGGGCCGACTCAATAGTTTGTGCTGATCTTTCAGAATCACCAGCAGTTCCTATTAATGCACCTAAACCAGCCAAACCCGCCAAAGGTTCTGCAACAGCACTAGACCCCACTGCTGCAACAGTTCTAAAAAAGTCTCCAAAGGCGCTCCCTTCGGGGACAACAGAGACTTCAGACTCTTCAGTAGCCTCCTGTTTTTGACTGACTTTCTTTGCTCTAAGACTGTCTAATCGCGCTATTAGAGCAGGATCAGTTACGACACCAGTCCCTGTAGGAGCCGACTGTTGTTGAGTCTTTTGGGCACGAGCCTTATCCAGTCGTTCTATTAACTTCTTATCAGTAACAATAGCCATTTAGTTTCCCGCCGTGTTATCTTTAGTTGCTTTACTTAACACCCATCGCGCCAATATCCATATAATTATTGTCAGCATCTATATAGAATAACCTATCAGTCTCAGTGTCATGAAAATAGTTCTCGCCCACAGGAGTTTGTCCCAACAAACCTCTTTTAAAATTCTCATATGATTTTTTAACAGTTCTTAACTGCTCTTCAAAATTTCTAGATTCAGGAGAAAGAGCTGATACAGAGGATTTTAGAAGGTCTAGTTCTATATTAGATACTTGCCCCAAAGCACCCCCTGTTTTAGAGTTGTCTCTCATTTTCTTTAGACGATCAAATGCTAGATTGGATTGCAGTGTTGTTACGTAACTCTTAAGTTCGTTAGCCGCAGTCATTGGTACGAACTGAGCAAGAGGATACGTACCAGCCCAATACTCTTCAGTAAGTCCTAAAGCTTTATCGGCAGTTTCTAAAGTATTATCTAAAACCTGTAAAGAAGCAACAAGCCTGTCTTCTTGATTTCCTTCCTCAGTAATGGGTGCTAAATCATCTTCTTTTCCTGATTTAACATAAGAAGCTATAGAATCTGGAGTGAATATACCTTTTAATTGATTCAAAGGAAGTGTTTTAGTAGCCTCTTCAGGACTAATAAACTCTCGAGTACGTGTGTTAAACGCTCTATTGCCACTAATAACAATGTCTTCTCTTGGGTCTCCAGATTCCGCTAAAGAGTCATATAAAGTAACTGCTTCGTCCGTAGGAATCTTATAGGTGTTTGCAATTCTAAAAAAACCTTCTCTTGCTTCGGGAGTTGTTAAATCAATACCCCTAGCTGTTGCAAACTTAGACAAAGCCTGTTTGCCCCTTTCTTGCACAATAGCTTCTTCTTCTAAAGCAGATTTTTTTACTCTAGCTTGCTCAATAGTTGTTAGCTCCCCAATTTGACCCATAACTTCCATTTGAGCTTTGGGTGTAAGGTTGGGAAGTTGAGCTTTTAACATAGCAATCATGCGACCCTCAGGAGACGCAAACTGTCCCTTACCAGCTTCAGCCATAGCTGCCCCAGCACGTTCCTCACCCGTCTGCATATAGCTTGTGTCTATGCCTAAGTTGCCAAACAAACTGCCCACACGACGAGCTAGGGGGTCTGTGGTTCCCATTTGCTTGTACTGTGGCGCTGCTTGAGCTAACCTTCTTTGTGGCTGACTAGGATCCATTTTACCAAAATCAGAAATACCACTTAAAAACCCTTGTGAAAATTTAGCCATTATTTAAGTTCCTAATCCTAATAGTTTTTTAAGAAAGTCTGGAATATTAGAAGCATCGTCAACAGCTCCTGCAAGACTGCTAAACAAACCGCCGCCGCCTATACCACCACCTATAACATCACCAGCAGAACCTAAAGCTTGTCCTAATAGACCAGCCCTTAGTTTCTGAGCTTCTAAATTAGCCTCAAGCCCAGAAGCGTAAGATTCTGCTTTCTCCATAGCGGCTTGTCTACGCGCTACATCAGCAAGAGAGGCTATATTAGTACCAACTTGCAATTGATTCAACATCTGAGCTTCTGGAGCGTAACCTGACTGCATCAACGCTTGTAAGTTAGCAATGTCGCCTGCTTGTAGCTGTGAAGGTAAGCCAGCAGCTCCTCTGGATATATCAAACATACCCCCAGCAAGACCTAATTGACCCTGTTGTAACTGTTGCTGTGCTCCAGCAGACCCTATGTCTGCTTGTTGCAAGCCTAATAGTTGCTGTAGTCTTTGAGCTTCTAAGCCAGCCCCCGCCTGTGTACCAGACATACCTAACTGACTTAACCCTAAACCTCGCTGTAAAGCTTCTGACTCTAATCCAGAGGAAGCCTGTCTAAACTGACTAGATAAACCAGCGGCCTGACCAGCTCTACCTAAACCTTCACTCTGTAAACGAGACTCAATCTGCTCTGCTGATAAGCCTAACTGAGACAACTCTGAGGCTCTGTTTTGAGCTGCTGATTGCAACTGTGAAGAAGTACCCGCAAGCTGCCCTGTTTGACCTGAAAGACTTAAAGCTCTTTGCAGTGCTTGCTGCTCTTCCGTACCCGCTTGCTGCATAGCCATTAAGGCTGCTTGATTCTGAGCTTCTGACTGTGCTTTAGCTAAGGCAAACTGTTCGGGTGTGCTTCCATACTGTGAAGAAGCAACACCTAAACGACCTTGAGAAGCCAAACGATTCTCAAGGGAAAGTCTTTGTCTTTCTTCCTCAGGAGACTGTGCGGCTCTAATTCTTTCATAAACTTCTTGCTCTCTGTCCCCTCTTGGCTGCATTAAGCCACCAGCGGCTTGTCCTGCAAGACCTGCGTACTGTGACCGTAAAGCTTCTATGTCTGCTGGTGCAGCGCCTCCTAAGCCTTGTTGACCTAAAGCTAAAGCTTGAGAGCCTAATTGGCCTATTTGCTGTGAAGGTTGTTGCTGTAAAAGTTGAGAAACATTACCACCAAATAACTGAGCTAGTTGATTAAGCTCTGAAGAAGGCCCAGCTCCTGCAATACGTTGTTGTCCCCCTGTTAAAGCTTGTTGTGTAAGACCTTCTAAACCCGTAGGAGCACCCATGCCCATTAATTGTTGACTAAAAAGATTGCCTACGCCAGCTCGCTGTAGAGCCATTGATAAGTCTTGTTGGTTTACACCACCTAACGCAGTAGTTGCTCCAGTTAAAGCTGAAGCTGCAAAAGGATCATAGGTTCCAGTTCTTGTAGTAGCCTGAGGCATTAAGCCCGTAGCGCCTGTTTCTAAACCTGTGGCTAAAGCTTGTTGCTCTGGAGATAAGCTTAATGTAGTACCGCCATCGGCAGTAGTAGTTGTTGCCCCAAGACCAGAAGTTACTGTAAAAGGTTTAAACGCCATTTCAGAAGCGGCGGTAGTACCTATAGTTTGCATACCTGTTTGAGCAGTACTTCCAAAACTTTTAAGTTCGTCGGAAAGGTTTTTATACTGACTTACATCAAAACCTAATCCTAACAGATCATCAATAAGCGCCATTAGTATGTACCTCCAGTAATCGTACCAGCAGTCAACGTACCGCTCACATTAAGCGTTGGTATCGTAACTGTCCCTGTAAATGTTGGGCTTTCTGAGTTAGCCTTTGAAGCCACTGCCGTAACCAGTGCATCAAACTCAGTGTCAAAGTCAGAACCCTTGATAATCTTCGCAGGGTTGCCCGTAGGAAGAGTATCTTTGGCTGTAAAGTTTGTAGTCTTTGTGTAATTGCTCATTAGATCATCCTACCTATTAAAGCTTGAATATTAAGTTCTTGCAAAGATAACGCATTTTGATTAATAGTAGCGTCCACACCTATGGTCACTACCGTTCCTGAACCTGTTGTTTTAGTCTTTGGTCTGTCCACAATAATTGAAGGACTGTACTCTGAAGTAGACACATTGTACTCACTTTGATTGTAATAAGCCGTCTTACTACCAGAGTTAATCTCAACAATCTGTTTAGTATATGCTTGGCTGTAGTCATAGCCCCAGTTTACAACTGCCTGTGCTCCCTGACCACCAATAAACGTAACGATAATTTCTTTTAGTATTTTAAGTCTTGAGCTGTCCCCAAAGGAAAGTGGGTTACTAAAGTAGCTCATGTCGTAGGACTGACCGTAATCCTGATAGTTACTGTAAGTGGCAATACCGTTGGTATTTCCTACGTACAACAAGCCGTCCTGAGTCCTCTCAAAGGCTCTTAGGGTTGTGTCTGACCACGTAGTAACCCTATGCGCCCCGTCCTCTAAAGCAGTCCTCATATCAAAGCAGTAGACGTATTTAGAATCACTAAAGGACAATAAGTAAAAAGCTTCCTCTGGGCTGTATATAGATCGTAAAGGACTATTAACTTGTTGTGCGTTTATGTATAATAAATCATTACGAACATTCTTACTAATGTCCCTAACGGGCATTGACTTTTCTTGAATAGTCCTGCCAAAGCTACGTAAGCCTTCGTTGGACATAAAAAGTAAATCAGTACCTGTGGGCTGTACAGTGTCTCTATCAATACAACCTACGTTGGCTATAGTGTCAGCCAAAGACATTGTAGTAGGGTCACTAGCTCCTTGATAAACAACAATGGAGTTTTTACCAAAGATGATTAAAAACCCGTTGTGAGCCGATAAGGCTACAATTTCATCAAGACCATTAGGCCATACTTTAGAAATGTCAATGGAGCCAGTAGAACCTCCAGACCACCCTGAACCGTTTAGTAAGTCAGACCAGTAAATTGTAGACTTATCCGTTGAGAAATCAGCTACCCAGAGTCTGCCAAAGGCTGCTAAGACTTCGTTACCTTGCGGTGGAGTGCCTGTGGCATGGGCATGTGCAGACATTTTTTCCACAACGCCAGCATGTTCTGAGTAAACCAGAGGCTCATATCCTAACTGAAACATATACAAATGGCCGTTAAAGTTTACCATCTTCCAATTATTAGCTGTAATAGTATAAGCTGCTGGGGTTGCGTCAGTAAGTGTAGTAGTCCCTGTGAATATCTTATTGTTACCTGCGGATATAACTACATTAGGCCCTACAGGATCTATGTACTCTTTAATAACTTCAATGCCGTTACTACCATCTATAGGCGTTGTGCTGGTGGTGACAGCAGTAAAGCCTTTACGAGAGCCTATACGCCCGTACTGGTCAATAATACAGTTATCCGCAATGGACGCATAGGAAGCATCCAAACTAAGCGGAGAGTCCTGTGTGTTTAAACCTCTAAACGCAGGGGCTGCAATCGTTATGTTTTGTCTGTCCTGAGCCATTGCTTAGACCGCCCTGTAGATAGTTTCTTCTGGGTGTTTGTATGCGTCCAAAGCAATTGCGTCTGACATATAGCTCTGAGCAAATGCTAACATTTCTCCTGCGGATCTACCGCCAGTTTCCCCACGCTCTCTGGAAGCCAAAGCCAATGCTAAGTGCAGTACGGGCATGTGTGGGATTTGAAGCTTGTCACCGTCATTAACTAAGTCAGGGTTACGTTGAACACAGTTTACTCGGATAGTATAAACAGCGTTAGGAATAGGATAAAGATCAACCTGAGTGTCCCCATTAGTATCCACACCATTAAAGTTGTAAAACGTAGGGCTTGACTTAGGGGGTGTTTCGTTTAAAAAGGCATTGTCCATCCAATGCGTGTCTTTGTAAGTCATAAACCAGTTAGACGTATCATTGATAACGTCAATAATCTTAATCCTATTACCACTGCCTGTAAGTACATAGTTAAAGATGTCCTCCGTTGTGGATATGGTAAGGGTAGTACGTAACGCAGACCAATCCCAAGCGTCCTCAACAGTTCTTTTAGCGTCATTAATAAGATCACCGATAAGAGCTGAATAAGGGTTTTGATTAACGGAGCCTACTTGATCTTCTCTGAGTCTTCTTAGGACTCCGTTTACTAATTCTAAGTATGTCATTTCAAATTCCTAAGAGGATTGTAGTCTATAAAATCAAATAAAGTTGGAGTTAGAAGTTGTGTGTTGTACTCTAGTGGTTTATAGTTAGGTTGAAAAATATCAGTAGGAGAACCTTCTCTACCACCAAATAAACCTGTACCGCCTAAGCCGCTACCATCACCATCACCATCGCCAGAACCGTCCCCGTCACCATCACCATCGCCATCCCCATCACCTTCTCCAGTACCTGTACCTGTCCCAGTTCCGTCACCGTCTCCAGACCCATCTCCGTCTCCAGAGCCACCACCGTCTCCTGTGCCAGTATCAGTGCCATCGCCAGCTTCTCCACCGTCACCAGTGTCTACACCGTCTCCGTCTACAGCACCTCCAGAAGCAGTTTCCCCGCCGCTTACTGCTGGGTTTGTAGGCTCAGGATCGTTTTGATCTATACTGCCATCATTATCATCATCAATGTCTTGATTGTCATCAATACCGTCACCATCGGAATCTGTGGTTGATTGATTAGGGTCTACTACTACTTCTGTAGTATCTGTAGTATCTGTAGTATCTGTAGTATCTGTAGTATCTGTAGTATCTGTAGTATCTGTAGTATCTGTAGTATCTGTAGTACTGGTTGAAGCACTGCCTGTAGTGTCTATATCGGCAGGAACTGTAGAGTCTGATTTAGTAGCGTCATCAATAATAATGTCTACAATATCAACAGCATCAACTCCAGAGTTTAAAACAACATCAACTACTGAAAGATTGTTTTCTGTTTCTTCTGCTGCCTTAGCCTCAATCTGTTCTTGAGTCTCCGAAGTAGTAGTATGTCCAGTACCTACAGAACTCTGGACTATATCAGCTCTGTCTCCTTCTTTAAAAATTTCTGCTTTATTAGGATCATAATTAGGATCGTTAAAAACAGGCTGTTCTGGAGTTTCGTCAATAACTTCACCAGTTGGTGTTTTTAAGAACTCTTCAAGCTCTTCCGCAGTCATTTCTTCAAAATTAGGAGGTAAGTTTTCAGAATCTCCTATATACCTTTTAGCTTCTTCAAGGTACTTTGCTTGTAAGTCAGGGTCAGGCTCACCCGCTGCTAACTCTGCAAGCTGTACAGCCACAGTACCACCATAATCTTCCGCTACTAAAACTTCTCGTAAAACTTGTTCTTCGTCGGTAGGTATAATCCACACGCCTCCCCCTTGATAAACCCAAGGGCCGTTGTCAACTATAACTGGGTTTCTAGTATAGGGAACACCGTCATTTGAACCGACTATAACTCCGCTTTCAGACTCAACCGATTCAGTTCCTGCTCCAGAAGCGTCAGTGCTTTGGGCGTCACCAGTGCTTCCTTCACTGGAACCTGAAGTACCTCCAGAACCGGCAGTACCTCCAGCAGTAGCAGGAGTGCCAGCCCCAGCGGTACTAGCGCCTCCGCTTTCATCGCCACCCCCGCCACCGTCAGGAGCACTACTACTGTCCTCAGAAGTTTCTTCAGTAACTGTTTCTGTTTGTGTAAAATCTGGAGCTTCTACTTGTACCTCTACAGTATCATCAACTTTACCAACTTCCACAGGTATTTCGTCTATAACTACTTCGTCAACTACAGTTTCTGAAGTAGGTAAAGGAGCAGTAGTAAAGTCTTCGTCACCTATGGTTTCTTCAACGATTGAAGTTCCCATTAAGTCTGGGTCTGCGTCTAAAGATACTTCTTCTTCTGTTATTACGTCTTCTGGTACTTCTTTGTCAGGATCTATTGTACCCGCTACTTCAGATATTAAATCAGTAGCTGTTTCAATTTCTGAGGCAATCGTTGAAACATCTTGATAAATAGATACTATGTCTGAAGCTGTATCTAAAAAGTCTTTAGTTTGGTCTGCCGTAGCAGCAGCATCTGAAAATGTCATTACTCCATTAGCTGTTTTTACCGTACCACCTGCAGCCTGAACCCCACCCGCTAACGCGGTAATAGCTGATGTTATTTCTCCTGTAACACCCGCTATTAAAACTGCTTCAAGAACAGCGGCAGCGACCATTCCAACTTTATCAAGAGTATCAAAAGGTTCTACAGTTTGCTTATATCCTCCTAAAGGAACGTCATCAAACTGTCCTATATTAAGCTCATACTGTGCGCCATCGGGAGAAATAACGCTTATAGGTATGCCAGCTTGTGCAGCAGCAGCCTGTAAAGCACTTGAATATTGTGATTGAACTAAACGGTTTGCAGTTACGGAAACACCTCTTTCGTTACCTTTAGGCCCTCCTAAGCCCTGTAAAGGAGCAAGAGATATATCTCCTAAACCTACGCCCGTACCGCCATACCACTCCTTAAGGTTTTCCCATTCTGATGCTAAATAAGAACCGAAATCACTGCCTTCAGTAAACTCTCCTAAACTGTAGGTATCGGCTCTAATAACTGAAGCTAAGTTTTGAGCACCCCAGTTTTGAATTAGTTGATCCGCTGTGTACCTACCGTTTATTAAACCGTTGACAGCAGCAGAGCCTCTTACGTTTCCCCACTCCTGTCTAAACTGTTGTACTCGCTCTTTCTGTTCGTCTGTACGCTCACCCTGTACACCAAAGAAAGCCTTAGGGTCTGCAACGTCCCACCAAGCTTTAGGCGCATTGCCTATAGAACCCGTAGGATCATCAACTCTAATGTTTCTTGTTTGAGTGGCTGGTAAATCCTGTGAAGTTTCTTCCGTTAAAACTTCAAGCATACCACCTTTAGAAGTTCCAACTAAAGTGTCCTGACCTCTTTTAATAGTTCTTTTAGTAGGTGCTGATCTTTTAGCCATTGCGATTATTCCAGAGGTCAAACAAAGTTTTAAGCTTTTCTTCCACTACGTCCATACGAGACATTAGTTTGCCCAACGTAAGGACAAGCACAATGAAGCCCACAAAGATGGGCCAGATTGATCCAATAAGATCAATGTACTCCACATTAAGAGTCCTTATTTTTATGGATTAAGTTTTGTATTGTCTCCGTCTCAAAGATCCTAATAACAGTCCATATAATGCTCAAAGCAGCAGCCACAGCAGGTATCCAGCCCATTAGGGTGGACACTGTCGTAGTTACCGCCAGTGCGTCCACTGCGACTTTTGCTTCTTCCTGCATTTATCTTTTAGCCTTACCGATAACCAATGCACCAATCTCTAAGAACTTATAGAGCTTACCAATGAGTTTGTCGTCTTTAGGAGTAGGAGTAAGTGCCGTAATGGCGCTACAGGCCGTTACAAGGGCTGTGAGGGCGTTTAAGTAGTCTAGTAGTAGCATTACCACGGTACTCCTGATGCCTGAGTTGGGTTCTTCTGTGCTTCAATGTTAGCCGCCAGTGATGCTTCGATAGCGTCCTTGTCAACACCGTTAGCGTGGATCCACGTAAGAACCGTGGCTTCGTCTAGTTGTGCGAAAGGTACGAAGTCGGGAGCGTCTGGGTCAGGAGTGAACCCGCAGGTTCCATAGGATCCTGCAGTGTCTCCGTCGTCAGTCATAGTGACACGCCAATGAGCCGTCAAGACTCCTTCGTGGGAAGCGTCACGCTCTAGTTGTGATATAGTCCATGTGATCATCTTAGTTTCCTTCTAGTGTGTTGATGCGAGCTCGGAGAGATTGGATCTCTTTGAGCATCATTGGGACTAGCTTGCTGTAGTCAACGCCCATCATTTCTTCGGGGTCTTCTGGGGCTGAGACAGCTTCAGGTGCAACGACCTGTAGTTCCTGTGCGATCATCCCGTAGTCTTGGTGAGAACCGTCAACTTTCCAGTCGTACTTACGTACTTGGATAGCGTCTATCTTGGCACCAGCGTCATCAGCGTCTGCAATGTTTTCCTTGAGGCGTTGGTCTGATGAGGTGGCGTAAGCTGTGGATGAACCTGTTGTAGAAATTGTACCAACGGTAGTTCCTCCATTTTTGAAGGTCATGTGAATTCTGCCAACACCAGAAGCTCTAGCTATTGTTATTGCACCATTTGATTCAATAGCACACGAATCAGAAGCACCTACTGACGTACCACCCACCAACAAGTTCCCGCTGGAATCGATGCGCATGCGTTCTGTAGAGCCACCAGTTCCTATAATAGTGCTAGTACCATTTGCTCCAAAGAAAGCTCCTCCGCTGCTACCACTATCCTTAACAACTAGGTAAGCATACGCATCACCACTGCTTTCAAATAAAGCAACTGTATCAGTTGTGCCGCTATCTACATGCAGTTTTCGACTAGGCGAACTCGTCCCGATTCCCACGTTCCCGCTGGAATCGATGCGCATGCGTTCATAATCAACCCCACTCTTTATTCCAGTGAATATTAACTCATTGGAAGCTGAGGCATTAGCATGGCCTATACGGTATCC